AAGGCGAAGGAGGCTGCAGGTGGACCCGATCCTCTACCTGAGCCAGCGGCTGAACACGCTCCTGCCGGGGCGTGACCACGCGGAGCTGATCACCAAGCCGGTGGTCCGCCGCGAGCTCACCGTCGATGACCCGCTCCTGTTCGCGCTCATCTACCTATCCCGCCACCTGAGCAGCGACGGACGCATCACCCTCTCGGAGTTCCACGAGGCCCTCATCGCACAGGCCAGGACGTGGCCAGGAGGGCCTGTCGAGCCGCGGGAGGGCCGCCATGCCTACATCGCCCCGCGAGCCTCTGGGAAGAGCACCTGGGCCTTCCTGGTGCTACCCCTGTGGGCAGCCGCGCACGGGCACCTGCGCTTCATCGCCGCGTTCAGCGACAGCGCCACCCAGGCCGAGCAGCACCTCACCTCGCTCAAGCGCGAGCTCGACACCAACGAGCTCCTGCGACGCGACTACCCGGAGCTCTGCCAGCCCGCGACGCGACCGAGCGGCGTCAAGGTCAGCGACAACCGCGGGCTGATGCAGACGGCGTCCGGGTTCGCCTTCTCGGCCAAGGGCCTGGACAGCGGGGTGCTCGGGCTCAAGGTCGGCAGCGTCCGGCCCGACCTGCTGATCCTGGACGACATCGAGCCCGGCGAGGCGCAGTACAGCCCCTACCAGGCAAGCCAGCGGCTCAAGACCGTGCAGGACGTCGTGCTCCCCCTGAACGAGCGCGCCCGGGTCATGATCACCGGCACGGTCACGGCGCCGGGCAGCCTCATCCACCAGATGGTCCTGTCCGGCCGCGGGGAGAAGCCGCCCGAGCAGTGGGTGGTAGATGAAAGAATCTCCGTGCACTACTGGCCTGCCATCCTCAAGAACCCCGACGGCAGCCGCCGGTCGCTGTGGCCGGAGAAGTGGGGCCTGCCCTACCTGGAGTCGATCGAGCACACCCGCTCGTACGCCAAGAACTTCCAGAACCTGCCCGTCCCGAGCGACGGCGCCTACTGGACCCCGGCCGACTTCACCTACGCCACCCTCACCGGCGTCACCCGCACCGTCCTGTCCGTCGACCCCGCGGTGACGTCGACCGCCAAGAGCGACGCCACAGGGCTCGCGGTGGTGGGCTGGAGCCCCTCGATGGGCCGGTGCCAGGTCGAGCACGCCGAGGAGGTCCGGCTGGCCCCAGGCGAGCCCCTGCGGGCCAAGGTGCTGGGCCTGCTGGCCGCCTACCCCCACATCACCGGCATCCACGTCGAGAGCGACCAGGGTGGCGACCTGTGGCGCACGGTCTTCCACGACATGCCCGTCCGCGTCACCTACGCCAAGGCCAACCAGGTCACCAAGGGCAGCAAGGCCGAGCGGGCGGCCAAGGCACTGGCCCGCTACCAGCAGGGGCAGGTGGTGCACACCTCCCGTCTGCGGGACCTGGAGGACCAGATGTGCTTCTTCACCGGCCGCGAGGGAGCTGCTGACGACCTTGTGGATGCGGTAGTTCAGGCGGTCAATGGCTTCATGCCTGCGGCGTCAGCGCGGCCTGGTATGCGGGTCACAGCAGCATGAGCGAGGTCGAGGACGCTCTCGACTTCAACGACGTCGCATTGGACGTGGTCTGGGTATGGCTGGAGTTGGCCCTGTGACGGCTATCGTGGAGTCATGACGCTGCTTTCTGATGCCCTCAAGGCGCTGAACAGCGCGCTGCCTGGGTACGTGAAGGCTGACTCGTACTACTTCGGTGACGCCAAGGAGGTCTTCCCCAGCAACCGCTGGCGGCAGCTCCTGGAGGACACCGGCAAGCACTACCGCATCAACTTCGCTGCGACCCCAGTGGACGTGGTCACCGAGCGCCTCGACATCTCCGCGTTCATGGGCGACCCCCAAGCGGTCGAGCGCTTCCAGGAGTGCTGGGAGGACAACGAGTTCGCGCTCGAAGCCCCCATCGTCATGGGCAGGGCCGGTCGCTTCGGTGACTCCTACGCCATCATCTGGCCCGACGAGGATGTCCCCAGCGGCGTGGCGATGTACGCCCACACCCCCTACTCCGTCAGGGTCTTCTACGACCCTGAGCGCCCGCGGAGGAAGACCCACGCCATCCAGCGCTGGCTCGCCGTCAGCCCGCCGTCGGTGGACCAGGACCCGGAGAACCGCGGGCTGGTCCCGAACCGCACCTACGTCTTCGTCAACATGTGGTACATCGACCGCATCGAGCGCTGGGTCTCCGAGCAGCCGATAGACGACGGCCTCGGCGGATCGCAGACCTCACCGACCGACGACTCCATCAACTTCGTGCGGTACACCGAGGACGAGGAGAACCCCTTCGGCTTCCTCCCCGTCTACCACTTTCGCAACGACCGGCAGTACGGGCGGCCCGAGCACGCCGATGCGTACACCGTCCAGGACATGGTCAACAAGACGCTGGCCAACCTGATGAACTCGCTTGACCACGCGGGCTACCCGCAGCGCTTCGCCCTCTCCGACGCAGCTCAGCAGGACAACGGCTTCGCTGCGCCGCCCGAGGAGCTGGACGCCAACGGCACCCCGATCAAGGCCACCAACCCCCGCGGCTTCAAGGCTGGACCCGGTGAGACCTGGCTGATCGAGGGGGCCAAGTCCGTCGGCCAGTTCCCCACCGCGCTGGCCTCGAACTTCCTCGACCCGGTCAACGCCCTCGTGAAGTGGATGGGAACCGTCACCGACACCCCCGTCCACCTCTTCGACCTCGGCGGCCAGCTCCCTTCCGGTGAGAGCCAGAAGGTGGGGATGGAGCCGCTGAACAAGAAGGTCGGTGCACGTCAGCGCTCCTATGGCGTGACGTGGCGGGACTTGGCTGACGGCGTCCTCACGATGATGAACGTCACCCACACGGCTGGCGCAGTGCAGGTCGAGTGGTCTCCTCTGGACCGTGCTGACTCCAAGGAGGACTGGGAGGTCGTCGGCCTCAAGGTCTCCAGTGGCGTTCCGGTCCGCGAAGCCCTGGTCCAGGCTGGCTATCTCCCCGACGTCGTGGACTCCTGGCTTGGCCTCACTCCCGACGACGCGCCCGATGATTCCCAGCGTGAGGTCGATGCAGAAGTCGGAGCGACAGCTCCTCTTGCCCCGGAAACCACTTCTCCTTGATAGCCTTCGCTCATTCGCTCCACGGGAGCCGATAGGTCCTAGGAGGACACATGGGTGAGCAGGCAGGCAACGACGGTCCCGGCGGATTCCCTGAGGGCTTCGGTGATCCGAAGGACGGGGACGCGGGACAGCAGCAGAACCAGCAGGGTCAGCAGGGCCAGCAGGGCGCCGACGAGGGTGATGATGACGGCGACGATCAGTCGGTGGAGTCGTTGCCCAAGTGGGCGCAGGACAAGCTCAAGGCCCTGGAGACCGACAACTACAAGTACCGGCGGGATGCCCGCCAGGCCCGGGGAGCTCGGCAGACCGGGACCCAGCAGGCCCAGCAGGGACAGCAGAACCAGCAGGGTCAGCAGGGTCAGCAGGGCCAGCCAGACGCGACACAGCAGATCGAGGAGGCCCGGCGCCAGGCACGAGCCGACGCCAAGGCCGAGTACAGCGAACGACTGGCCGGGACGCGGATCGAGTCCGCTCTGGCCCAGATGGGCATAGCGAACCCTGAGCAGGTCGTAGACGACCTCAACCTCGCCCGGTACGTCACGGACGATGGGGAGGTCGACGGCGAGATGGTCAAGGGCGTGATCGAGCGCTACAGGAGCATCGCCCCGAAGCGACGCCGCACCGTCGGTGCGGCCGGATCGGGTGGAGCTGGTTCCGCCGGAACCAACGCCGACAAGTTCGCTGAGGCCGTCGGCCTCGGCTGAGGCCCTGGTAACTCGGGGCAGAGGAGACTCACATGGTCGCCATCGACATCAACAGGGGCACCAGCGGTGTCTCCCTGCCCACCGAGGTCTCGGCCGAAATCTGGACCAACGTCCAGGAGCAGTCGGCCGTCCAGCAGGTCGCTCGGCGCGTGCCGCTCCCCGGCAACGGCCTGAGCATCGACATCATCGCCACCGAGCCGGTGGCCTCCTGGGTCGCGGAGTCCGAGGAGAAGCCGGTCAGCCGCGGCACCGTGTCGTCCAAGGCGATGCGGGCGCACATGCTGACGGTGATCGTGCCCTTCTCGAACCAGTTCAAGCGCGACAAGAACGCGCTGTACAACGCGATGGTCCAGCAGCTGCCCGCCGCCCTGGCGAAGAAGTTCGACCAGACGGTCTTCGGCTACGTGGCCTCCCCCGGCTCGGGCTTCGACACCCTGGCCACGGCTCCCACCGCCAGCATCAACACCGCGGGCGCCGTCTACACCCAGCTGCTCGGGGTCATGGGCACCATCGCGGCCAACGGCGGCGACCTGACGCACATCGTCAGCTCCACCCAGGCCAAGATCAAGCTGCTCTCCGAGCTCGACGGCAACGACCGGCCGCTGTTCGTGGGCGACCCGACCTCCGGCCAGCTGAACTCCGTGCTGGCCCCGCTGGTCCCCTCCCGCCACGTCTACGACGCGGACGCCGCGGGCACGGGCGGCGTGAACGGCGAGACCCTCGCCATCGCCGGTGACTGGGCGGACTCGGCGATGTGGGGCCAGGTCGGCCCCATCGACGTGGCCATCTCCGACCAGGCCACGCTCAACGACGGCGGCACGATCATCAACCTCTGGCAGCGGAACATGTTCGCCGTCCGTGTCGAGGTCGAGCTGGGCTTCGCCGTGAAGGCCGTCAACCGCTTCGTCCGTCTCCTGGGCGCCGACGTCGCCTGATCGTGAACGGGCGGGGGAGTAGCGCAAGCCGCTCCCTCGCCCGGCCTCGCTCGAACCGGACTCGAAGGGACACGGACATGGCAGAGGACAGCAAGCGCGTGAAGGTCAAGGTCTACGGCGCGGAGCTCACGGTGGACGAGGCCGACGTCGAGGGCCTCACCGCCCACGGCGGCACGGTCGTCGGCGGCGGCGAGGACACCGTCAAGACGCCGGAGCCCACCCCGGAGGCCACCGCCTCCAAGCCCCCGGTGAAGGCCACGGCTGCGACGGCCAGCGCCACCGAGAAGAACACCAAGAAGGGCGGCTGATCTGAATGGCGGTCACCGCCTTCTGGTACGGCAACGGGCTCAAGAGCATCACCGAGGCCAAGGTCAACTGGCCCACGGACACGATCAAGGTCTCGCTGCACACCTCGGCCTACACGCCGAACCAGGACACCCACGACTTCTTCGATGACGTGTCCGCCACCCAGGTCGCGGCGACCGGCGGGTACACCGCTGGCGGCGCCACCCTCGGCACGAAGACCAACGCCTACACCGCGGGCACCAACACCGTCGCGCTCGACGCGGCCGACACGGTGTGGGCGGCGAGCACCATCACCGCTCGGTATGCCGTCATCTACGACTCCACGCCGGGCACGGACGCGACCCGTCCCCTCCTGGGCTACGTGGACTTCGGAGCCGACGTCACCTCGACGGCTGGCGACTTCACCATCACCTGGGCAGCAGGCGGCATCCTCACGCTGGCAGCGGCCTGATCTATCGCACTCTCGAAGGGCCAGGTCCACTCGGGCCTGGCCCTTCGACCGTAGGGAGGGGAAGTCATGGCGCTCATCTCGACGCTCACGGCTGACTTCTCCAACGCTGCGTGGACGAAGAACGGCACGGCATACACGCACAGTTCTGACGGAACTCGTGCCATCTATCCACAGAGCAGCACGGCGTTCATCAACTCGGCCGTCGGATACGACTTCACTGACGGCACGATGCAGTGGCGGAACTTCACTCGTCCTGCTGGTGCCCAGTTGTCGATTGAGGGACGTGACGCTAACGGCGTCACCAACTTCTTCCGGTTCCTCAAGAGCGCAACGGCAGGCTCCGTCTGGTCCTGCCTCATCAACGGCGCTGCGCCTACTTCTGGTGGGAACACCTTCACCGAGGCAATCGGTGACGCCAACCCGTACTTCCGCGTTCGCCATTCCTCAACGGGAACGGATGCCACGGGTGCAGTCTCGGGCGTTTCCCGTATCTACTGGGAGACATCTCCAGACGGTTCT